CTAAAAATTCCTTAAATTCAGGAGGGAGAGCTTCTTCTTCAGCCTGTTGAGGCTTAGCTTGAGAAAGAGGATGCCATTGTTTAGTCTCAGGGTCCTGATACTCAATATCCTCAGGAGAAATCTTAAAAGACCTACTCTCATCAGCAGAAATAAATATATTTGTTGGGATTAAAGCATCCCTATCAATATGTCCACCACGCTTCAATGCGGGATTAGTATTTTCTAATGTCTGTAAGGAAGTCTTTTTAACCCTCAAATCAATTTTAGAGTCTCTACCCCTACGTTCTATAGGAAGAGAGTCAACAACTGCCTGATATTCAGGAGTTCCTGGCCCCCTAGTCACAAAATATAGTAACTGCTCTCTTGCTGATGGCTGTTCAACTACATCCTCCTCATCATCCTCATCCAAAGGATTGCCGTCTTCATCAAACGCATCGACATCCTCCCCTTCTCCTTCACCAAAATCATTCCTCATCCTTGCTGTAGATCCCAAACCTTGCTGTAAAATCTCATCAAGATTTGAAGTAGGAGTGACATGATATACATAGTCTTTTTCTGGCTCCTCAGCCAGCACCCCACTTAAAACAATACCTTCTTCAGCCTGTTGAGGCTTCTCTGCAGCCTTCCCAGGACGCTTCCACCACTGCTTACCCCTAGGGGAAACAAATATCTGAGCATCTTCTGGTTGGGTAGTGTGGGAACTTGTGTAATCCCAATCAGACCCACGACCTGAATCAGGAGGAGGAGTCTCGTTTTGTTTTACGACTCCCTGTTTAACTAGCAGATCGTTCAAAAGAGTTTGAAGATCATAGCCCCTAATCAAATCTACTAGACGTAGATCGTCTGACTTCTTTATAGAGTCATCTTTAGCAGCCTCTATGAATGCCTTTAGCTTAGGCTTAACCTCGATACGCTCCGCAACTGCATCATAGGAAGCTAAGAGCCAACCCTTGAAAGGAGTCCTCCAGTCTTCTTTACCTGAGGAAGACTTGAAGCCCTTGTAAAGCAGTTTTGCCATCTGTAATTCATTGTCCGATGTCCAGACATCATCTTTAACTCCAGAATCCTTCTTTACTTGCTCATTCTGCTCTGGAGTCATACTACGTCGATAAACGAAACCCAACTCTTTGATCATCTGTGTAACGGTAGGCTTCCGAGAAAAAGCTCTATCGACAGCACGACGATCTCCGATCATAAGAAGATACGCGGTCAGATCACGGTTACTAACAGACATCAGCGGCGAAGCAGAAGAATCAACAGCTTTTTGCACCGCCAAAGGTGAGTTTGCTGTCGCCTGTCCCTTGTAGCACCCCATACCTCCCTTGTTGTCACAATTACCGCATGTCCAAGACTGCTTCGATTCAATCGAATCTGAATCGTCTAGATTTAAGTTACCTTTAAACCCCTCCTCTGGTTTCTCAGAAGTTGCTTTACCGTCATCGGTTACTCCGTAATATACGGACTTAGCTCCAGTACCTTGCTGATACCACCCCTTTTTCTTAATGCTGTTAGCTTGTGCAGATGCAAGATATCTTGAACGCGTCACCCCAGGTCTAGTATGGAAATACACAGGCTTCGGATCTCGATTAAAATGATAACTGACCTCACGCTTGCCTCTATCAATAGGACACATGTTGCCAGCTAAGCTGTTTTCTTTAAAGAAATCTTGAGATTCAAGTTCCTTAATATCTTCTGCACTAGCCGCATCTGCTCCTTGAACTGGCAAAACAACTTGAATGCGGGACGCTAATTCCTCAGCAAGAGCAATGTTCTTTTTAAGAGTAGCTTTTCTCTCAGCCTCTGGGATCGCAGCCTTAGTCTTTTTAACTACTGACGGCCCAGAACCCGTAAATATAAAAGCAACAGGAAGATCATTATCTCTAGCAAGATCTGAATTACTTGGATCGATACTCAGAAGACGAACATTATCAGGACTTATTTGCTGCAGAAATTCAGGACGCTTAGAAAACACATGCGCACGAACACCCAATTCATTAGTCTTCTTAATCACCTTTAACCAAGCTTCAGAGCCTTCTCCACGATCAAAGAATCGTAGAGCATTACCATTTTTATATCCTGCCGTTGTTTTATATTGCGCCACAAGCTTCTCAGCCGCACGCTCAGGATCTTGATGAGCTAATATGTCAATAACTTCTGCACTAAATAGCGCATTGGGCATCGCGCCTCTTCCATTAAACGCATAACAGAATATGGCGCACTCTTCTGATGGAAGACAGTTAATAGGACTACTGGCTATAGCAAAAGAAGGCTTAGAAGGAATACCTACCCACTTGTTAGTACCAACATGCTCCCATAATCCTTCCCATCCTTTCTTCTCCATCGCCTCTCTAAGTGACGATTGATCCTTTAGCATCTCGTCTAATTCTTTAGAACGGTCTTCGGTCAGTTCTTTCCCTTCAGCTAAATCTGTCAAAGCGGAACGAAGATTAGCCGCCTTTTTTGCGGCCTTACCCCAAGCAGTATTTCCAAATTTATTAAGAAGAAGATCAAATTGGGAATCAAGCTTTGTATTTTGCCATTCTCTTATTGTTTCAGGAGTTCTCTGTCCATACGTTCCTTCAACAAATTCACCTACAGATTTACCTGCATTCTCTGCTAATGCTTCAGTAAGATCACTCGTTTCTTTTGCCTGTTCTGGGGTTATATTTGGATATATAGCACTAAGAGGACTATCGAAACTCTCTATAGGAGTAAGAGGAATAGTAGTCTGCGGCTTCTCAGTCTCTCCAGTACGCTGCCACCACTCCTTACCTCTGGGAGTAACCTTTATCGTAGTGTCTTCTGGCTGAGGCTGTACAGGTTGAACTAGAGAATCACCATGTTGATCAACTTCTGTACCAATAACAGAAAAACGACCACCCCTAGGACCTCTATGCTTGCCTTCAGGATGGTAATACCGTTTTTCAGGAGGGACTTGAATCGACCACGAGCCTGTCTGCTTTACGAGGGCTTCTACACCTGCGTAAAGAGCAAGGATCTCAGCTAATTCAGTAGCTTCTTGTGTCATAGTCCATATGTATTACAGGCGGCTGCAATTTTTGTTGGACTATACCCAACAATAATCTCGTCCCCTATACGAATCACAGGTGTAGACCTATAACCCATACCTTGGAGACGTGCTCCAGCCTCTTGATCAGTAGAAACATTAAATTCAGTAAACGGAACCCCTTTTCCCGAAAGCCACGCTTTCGCCATATGACAGGGTCCTCAACCTGTAGAAGTATAGATTTCAACCATTATTTTTTCCTCTTTGCTGTGGATTTTCGTGTCAACTTTGCACTTGATTTTCTAGTATTAGGTCTTTTCTTAGCTTTAGGTGAAACAATAGATGCCTCTTCAAATCCAGGCAACCCAAGCTGCTTTACTTTTTCTGCAGGACGAATAATAGTACTTGCATCTTCTATTTTATGAACCTTAATGGGAGGTTCAATCTCTGGCTTAGTACCAATAGGAAGATCATCTATTCCAGGGAAGGTAGCCTGTACAACAACAGAGGAATCAATAGATTCTTCCTCTGGATCCCCCTGACAAGTACATGATCCCCCACAAGCACATACCTCCTCTTCTAGCTTTTCCTGACAGGTACATGACCCACCACAAGCACACCCTTCCTCCATAGAAATATCAACATTTGTTGAAGCAGTAGTGTGTGTATCCATAAAATTAGGGGTAGAAGATGTGAAAACAGGAGTAGGTGTATTAGTTGAAGTAGTTGATGTATTTACCAAAGATGTACCCCCTGAAATAGATACATTTTGGAACTCATTTACTTGGTCCTCTTTAGTTGCATCAGAAGATCGTTTAAATAAGCCTGTAATTGCAGTAAACAATCCCATTATACCACTCCTTTAACTAGTAGTATTGAGTTTAGGCTCTCTTGGAGACTTAAAAAAGGTTCTCCAAGATGTATATTCTGTAGGCACCTCCCAAGGAATACATCCTATGTCATTCCGCAAACGCCTAAAATCGTTATATTTCCTGGCTGCAAAAAAGCCACTAGTAACTAGCAATGCCCCACCAACTGCCCACATACAAGAAGTTTTTTTAGACGTACTCATATATTATATCCTTTCATCATTTATTACAGCTTTAACAATTTCTAAATAGATAGTTTAACGCTCCCACGGACCTACTACCCACATTTAGAATAGCCACATGAGTAGCATTTTACACAACCCTCTTCAACTGATACCTCTGTACTCTGACACTCCTCACAACATTCACTAAGCGATACACCAGCCACTATTTGATCTGTCCAATCACGATTCATCTTTTCAGTATCATCGATAGACGGCTCTATGCCATCCAAAATCGAGGCTATCGCATCAGGTACAGATTTAATCAATTTATTATTATGGTATACAGGAACCGATGAGATACCTCGTAATTGCCTAGATATAGTAGAAACAGGCACACCATATTGCAAAGCAGTAGAAATCACCCTACCCAATGCCTCACTTTGAGCATGCTCAGCAGCACCACTTTTACCCAAATGTGTAAAAATTTCTACTAATCGTCCTTCATGAAATGCAGTAGTAACATATAAATTTCCATGACCAGTTCGAATCTTGGTTACCTTTGCCTCTAAATCATCAGGCCTATTAAATCTCACAGGGAGCATACTACTAATAGAAGAATCTATATCTTCTAATGGCTGCTGACTGTCAGCACCATCCGTAGACACAAGCACTTCTTTAGTACGTGATCCATTCCTATAAACAGTTATACCTTTACATCCAAGCTTCCATGCCGTCATATAAGAATCCCAAATATTATCTTCTGAGGCATCATTAGGCAGGTTAATTGTCTTTGAAATTCCACTATCGACATGTTTTTGCCACATAGCTTGCATACGCACATGATTGAGATAATTTATCTCATTACTAGTCTTAAATACATTTTGAGCCGCATCAGATAAGCATTTTACTATCTCTTTACCACTTTTAACATATTTTTCTATATCTACATCTGGCGGTAAATGCTTACGTACTTCCTCATTGATGTAATAAAGCTCAGTATCCCCCAATTGCGAACTCATATTATGTTTCTTATACGCCAAAGAGAACAACGGCTCTATACCGCCCGAAGCCTCTGCAATCATACTGATAGTGCCAGTAGGAGCAACAGACAACCGCCAAGCATTACGCATGTAAGACCATGCTCCACCATTTTTCTTATTCAGAGGAGACTGATCGAATGCTGGGAAATTACCTTTTTCTTTTCCAAGAGCAGAACTCTCTCTGTCAGCTACAGACTTCAAAGACGAGCCAATACTATCGGCAAGTTCTAATGCTTCCTCACTATCATAAGGAATCATTAGTTTGGTCAATAGGTCAGCCCATCCCATTACCCCCAAACCAATTTTTCTAGTTTGAGCATTCATTTCCGATGTTGCAACAGTAGGATGTTGATTGGCATCCACAACGTTATCAAGAAAACGCACACAAGTAGCTGCAACACCCTCAAATGTCTCAAAATCAAACCCAGTACCACTCTTCGATACAAAATTACCAAGATTGATACTGCCTAAATTACATGACTCCCCACTAAGTAATGGCTGCTCTCCACATGGATTAGTAGCATTGATATTGCCCAAATGAGGAGTGGTATTATCCTCATTAATCTTATCCAGCCAGATCATTCCAGGTTCACCATTGCGCCAAGCCCCACTAATAATCTTGGAAAACAATTCCCTCGCCCTAATAGATTTCCCCCCAACCTTCTCATGATCATCATAGCTATTCATATCCAAGGGCCAAGTAAGGTTGAGCCATTTGTCCTCATCAACAGCTTCCATGAAAGTAGAATCAGCCCCAACACTTATATTGAAATTTTCAATATCACCCTCAACAGCCTTACATGAAATAAATTCTTCTATATCTGGATGATATACAGACATGATAGCCATGTGTGCACCATCTCTCTTTCCACCCTGTGTGATCATAGTGCCAACTTGACTCAATGTCCTCAAAACAGCAATAGGGCCACATGCCTTTCCCTGAGTAGTAGTAATGGCTTTACCTTTAGGACGGATACCAGATAACGAAAAACCAATTCCTCCACCGAATTTTTCAATCATAGCTTGATCATGAGCAGAAGTCATAATAGAAGACATAGAATCTCCTATATCTTGTACATAACAGGCTGAAAGGGTGCCAGCACCAGTACCTGCATTCATCAAAGTAGGCGAATTAGGCATAAAATCTAAGTCCCACATAATACTAAAGAACTCATTTTCTAGTTCTTTGATCCTCGCTGCGGATCGTCCATAGCGAGATTCAACAAAAGCAAGTGCTTTTGCTACACGTGTAAACATTTCTTCTGGTTTTTCAACTGAATCACTGCCATTTTTAATAAGATATCTCTTCTCAAGCACTGTTATAGCGTTTTGAGTAAGTTTTCCAGTAGTAGTAGTAGTCACGATCCCCTCCAGTTTCTGTGTGATGTTCAATAATAAAAAAGCCTCTAGCCACCTTCACTTATATGGACTAGAAGCCATAAAAAATAATTTCTTATATAAATTTAACGTTCATCTCTTCCCCTCCTAATCTAACGACGGTATTTCAGCCATCCTTAGCTGACCCCATTTAGCAATCATCAATGCATCAATGGAATCTTGGCTCAATCGACCTATCCCTTTACCAAAAATCTGCCTTGCCATGGTTTTTATCTTATCTTTGTCAGCCCTACCATCACCAATAACTGTTTTTTTCCATGAGCTTACATTTACAGTGAAGCAATCTATCTCGTAGTGAATGAACACCACCCTACACATAGCCAAGACATGCACCAATTTCAACATGGCTTGACGATTTTGAACTAGTGGAATATCTTCAATACAAACAAAATCATCTGGCGATATATTTTTATCTACAAATTCAAAAAATTGCTTATAAAGCTGAGCTAATCGATCTTCCCATGATCTTGACTTGGCTTGTAATTCTACCACATCAAATTCGGCATTGACCAGCGTGGCAATAGCCACCTTTTTAGTAGAGATGTCAATACCATGAACCCTCTTCATGAACGCTGCCTCTCTTGACCTCTACGTGTTATTACCCTACTTATAGCCTCAAAATGAGTGTCATAAAGACTCAATCTGCCTTTTAAAATCTTCAACTCAGCCCTAAGAACCATAACCTTTTTAGCTAAGATAAGAAGATCTGGATTATCGTTTAAAATCATACCCTTGAGAGAATCTTTTAATAATTTCTTGGTTGAAGTTGCCTCAAGATCAGCTATCTTAGACAACACCATCAAATCATACCCCTCAGACAAAAGACCTATCTCTCCCTCATTCTCTGCAATCTTATTAATTGCATATCCTCTCCATGCTCCAAGCTTAACCAACCATGTATCCAATATATCATCAGATAAATTATCGGCATTCAAAGGAAACTCATACGTTCCTTCATCCTGAGGCATAGCAACCACTGGGAATTCACCATAAGAATTACGCAAAGACTTAGCCTTGGTCATCAATGAATTAACATTGGCAGAGACAGTAGGGTCAACTGGCTCTGAAATTACGTCTATATTTTCCATGTCCTATACATCCTTCACAAAATAATCACGTTCACATGTCGATTTAAATGGACACCAATCATGATTCTCCTTAGGTTGATAAGGAATGATCTCACCTCTATCCAAATAACCCTTAATCTTCTTCATCTTATTGAAAATTTTATCGACTATCTTATTATTACGTTGAGTTTCGTAAATGTTGTACTCTTGAGTATTCTTATTCACATAGAAAATAAGACCCTTAATAACATTAGTCATGACAGAATATAAATTCCACTGGACCAAATGCTCTGTACGTGGCAAATAAGGTAATGACTTCTTGTTATCATTACGAGACTTAATCTCTATTAAATAATCCTCATCAGTCTCTGGGTTCTTGACTATTCCATCATAAAACCCCTTCATAGGAGGATCATCATGAGTAACTTCAAGCTCAGCACTTACAAGAACACCCGCCTTTTCTAACTTCTCCTGTATCCACTCGTGGTAAACACTCCCAACCCCCATGCGTCGCAAACCATTTGAATCTACAGGGTCTTGCTCTGTACCAGTCATGTGATACCAAATAGCTCTGGGGCACCAATGGGCATTCGAAGGAGTAAAATAATCACGTACTTTAGGCTCACGTTTATCAGATTGATCATAATCATCTAATGTCTGCTCTACCCAATGCTTTTGAAAATTTGTAATCTTAGTAAGTAGTGGCATCTTGTTCCATCTCCCTCACCCTATGAAAAATTCTATCCACAAGTTCTTGTTTATACGACATATTGATATCTTTTATAGGTATGCGCCATATTTCTATACCATGCACCTCTAAGATATATTCATCCCTCTTTTTATCCCTCTTACGTAGATGCCAGGGGCCATCTATTTCAAGACCAAGGACCAAATCAGGGACATATATATCTATAAAATACTTCCCAACCTCGTACTCCACCTGAGTCCCTATACCTAGCTCTTTGATCCAACTATTTATCAGTCTCTGGTGACGAGTATCAGTCTTAAAAGGGTCATCCCTAACCACTACTTATCAACGTTTCGCTTTAACGTGGGATTATTTTGATCCCATCGACTAGAATCTGATGGAGAATCACCACGGCGAGTGACCACATTAGATCGCATTGCAGCCTCTAAACGCAGAGCCACATCATCTTCACTGGTAACGTTAGCAACCAAAGAATCTGGATTCTCTGGAAGCTCCTCAACCCCAATACTTCGGCTATCATCAACAGTTGACTGCGTCGGTGCTGCTTTTGCCTTTTTAGTCCTACGTCGTCTCTTAGCTGGGGGCTTCATTAAGGCTTTACTAGCTTCCCCAGCCAACTCAGCAAAGACAATCCTCACATTGTCTCTTAACTTATCGGCATACTTATCAGCCAAATCCCAAGCAAGGTCTTCATCCTGTAGATGAATGCCCTCTATAAAAGAGGTATACCCTCCAATTATCATTCGCTGAATATCCTCACCCAACGAACGTACATCCCGCTCATCACTAGTTGGACTCATTTACCTACTCCTTACCTTAGTATTAATATCTTCAGACAATATCTTATCCGACTTCATCAAAGACACAAATCCCTCTCTACCCATAGCTTTATGATCATTAAAAGAATAGCTAGCCCCCCTACGCTTTATAACGTCTAAATCTAAAGCCGTCGTAAATAGCTCATACATAGGCTCTTGCTGCCCTGTAAAGTAAAAAGGAATTGTGCATTCTTGCAAAGGTTTAAAAGTCTTATTCTTAGGTGTTGTCAATTTGATATAAAACCCTTTATCCCCTATTGACTCACCTTTAGCCATACGAACCATGATCCTAGAAAAGAATTCCTGCCCCTTGCCGCCTGGAAGAGTCTCTCTAGTAATATACCCTCCCAATCCAGCCCTTATTTGATTGATCATTATTACTGCAGTGCCAGGAGTAGTAGAACTCATAGCCATGGGTAATTTGCGAAAAATCTTATTCATCATTCTGGCATGAAGACCCATCTGTTGATCTTCCATTCCCCCCTCTGCTTCAGCAGTAGGAAGCAATGCAGCAATTGAGTCTAATACCACCAAATCACAACCAGCACCACATAAAGCAAGAAGAATATCGAGAGCTTTCTCGCCTGTGTCAGGTCGGCTAATTATCAATTCATCTATATCTATGCCAATGGTTTTGGCCCACACAGGATCATAAGACCATTCAGCATCTACATAGCCACACAACAAGCCCTGTTGTTGAGCATGAGCTATGATGCGTTGAGCTATATAAGTTTTGCCACTAGATTGAAAACCATAAAATTCCGTAACAGACTGACGAGGAATCCCACCCCCAATCACCAAATCAAATGGGGACATGCCAGTCTCTATCCTCGATATTCGTAAAGCTTCCTCAGCACCTATAGATAGATTGGTCTTAAGATTCTTATTTATTGTCTCTATAACTTTCTTCACATTGTGTTTACTGTTGGTCATATAGATCTCCCCAACTCTTTTTAGAGGTTTTTACATCAACTGACACAGGCATACTGAAGTTATAATCTTCCATTATCTCTTTTATAGGAGAAATATGCTTCACATCTATGTTGTCATATAAAATTTGGTCATGGACAGTATTACGAATGGAACCACCGTGTTCCTTGACATACTTCCAGGTACGAAAAAGACTTAACTTGATGATATCTCCAGCCGATCCCTGGATAATGTAATTGGGTGCTGCATACCATCTTTTAGTCAAAGGAATCTTTCGACCAAATAAAGTCCTGACATACCCATCTTTTTCAGCTTTCTTAACTATCCCATCAAAATAAATTTTGATGTCTGGATACATTTTCCAGTAATTATCAAGATACCTCTTACTACGAGTAATGCTCATACCAGCATACTCAGCCAACCCCCTCACACCAATACCATAAATAACACCAAAATTTAAACTTTTTGCCATCTGCCTCTCAGGTCCAGCTTTATCAATTTGCTCTATAGGACGATTAAGAACCAGAGAAGCCGTATAAGCATGCAAATCTTGACCAGAGGTAAATGCATGTACCATATTCTGCTGCCTACTAGCATGAGCCATTAACTTCAACTCTATCTGACTAAAATCCATATCCACAAACTCTACATCTGGAATAAAAATTTTCCTGATGTTGTCATCTTTAGGGATATTCATTAGATTAGGATCAGACCCTGAGAATCGACCTGTAAGAGTCCCACAAGCATTCCATCTAGCATGGATTCTGCCATTACTCTCTAACTTCAAATAACTAGAGAGGTAAGTGTTGTCAATCTTCTCCAACTCCCGCCACTTTAAAATACGCTTAGCAACTTTTCTACCTTCTGGGTGCTCAATAGCCTTTAATGCCCTCTCTCCAGTCGAATTATTATTTTTTTCAGTTTGAACTGGAGGATCTATCTTCAGCCTATGAAAGAAATAATCACCTAATTGTTTTGTTGATCCCAACTCAATAGGTTTACCCACCAACTCATAAATCTCATCCGTCAACTTGCGTTTTGCCTTAGTAATACGAGCCTTCAACTGTTCAATATAGTCCAAATCAATTCGTATACCTTCACGTTCCATATCAAGAATAACTGGAATTAACTTATGCTCTAACTCAAACAGTTTCTTGACATCTTTTTTGACCGCTGGAACATACTTATATGCCAACGCTTTGGTCAGAATTACGTCATTAGATGCATAATCCAGCATTAATTGCTGTGGAACCTGACTATAATCCTTTAGCCTATATTTTTTACGATATTCATCAACTAAAGTCTCATAAAATGTCGCGGTTTTGCCATAATTCTCTTCGCCCCAATTTTTCAATGTATGGCTAGCCGATGAATCCAAAAGATGCGCTACTCTAAGCGTGTCTATGATCTTTTTAGGAGGCTCAATCCCATAAGTTTCACGCAACATGTGCAAATCAAATTCTGCATTATGGAAAATAAAAGTCTTGTGGTCAGCACTAAATAGATCCTTCACCAAATCGCCAATTTGATCTATCTCAAATGCCCCATTACGTACAAACGTAGCTTGATCATCCCACGCCAAAGCCACGCCGAAAGCCCTATCGGTCTTCCAGCGCAAACCAGTAGTCTCCGTATCCACAGCAATGTACTCATCTTTACTGCCCAGTACAGCAGCCTTTAGATCAGTCAGTGTCTGTGTAAGGTACTTTGTAGAGGTAAGTATTGGGTTGTCTATTTGTTGAACCACTGAACACAAAAGCTCCGCCTGTATATTTTCCAGCAATAGAAAAAAACATGATCTCATCATCATCTAACACATTTAAACAATTCATTACAAAACGAACATTAAAATAAATCCTAGGGAAATCTCTAACTATCTCAGCATCATCTAAGTACAACTCGCCATCCACTGTCTGAGTTTTAGGAAAATATACCCTGAGGTCTCCATCGACTCCTTGAAAAGACATTAGCCCACTATCAGTCATATGCGAAGAAAGCTTACACATATCCAAAAGACTCTTTCTGGATACCGTAAACAACTTATTCTTAGTGGTATCAACGAGTTCAGTAACATCTGCATAGGACCCATTAAACTGAGGTGTAGCCAGCACCCTGGTGCCATCTAATTCAGTTATAACAACTACGCCATTGGCGGTTATTCCCATAGATAGCCTAGTGGACTTGTTAAATACCTTAGATAGTGTTTGACCACATTCACGTGGCAATACAATAGGATCGAACTGATCCCCTGTATATGCCATGTCACGTTGATAGAGATGGAAACTGTCATTGGAAGCCACTATACGCAATACACCCTGCTTCAACTGACGTATTGAATAGCAACTCAACATAGGTTTCTCTTCAGTCCTAGCCAAAAAAACTGCAGCCTCTCCTAAAGCACCTGCAAACTCCCCACCAAGAACCATAGTAGTCTCTACCTCTGGTGGGGACAGTATCTCCGTCTCAGGACTTGAATAAAACGGTATATGAATCCTGCTTTTCCCACTAGATAAATGCAATTTATTTTCAGATACCCTAAGAGATATCTGTTTACTGCTACATGCATCTACAATCTTCATAAAATGAGAGCAGGGAACCGTAAAAAACATCGGCTCACTATCCTCATCTAGTTCAACCTTATCCCATACCCTTACAAACCCAGTCTGGAACAGGCCCAAAGACCCATTGTCAGTAACCTGTCCCACCAAGGGTTCACTCTTAGTGACCTTGGAATTAGCCTCTATGTAAGCGAGACTTTTATGTAATGCTGCCTTTTTAACCTTTACCAAGAATCATCCCCTTTTTCCAAATCCACGCTAAACTCACCACTTGTCGCTCCAGTGGTTTTAAGTTTGTGGAGGTCAGCTTCAAACTCAGCCATTCGCTTATTTATCTCTGTCAAAGCAGATGGCTTCTCTGCAATCTCAGACCCATCCACAATAGTACCCATCTCTGTCTCTATATGACTCCATGCCTCACGAATAGCTGCCAAGCTACGCTCAATTTGAGGCTCTGTGTCAGCATCAACATCGATATCAGAGATAGTTATCTCAGGACGGAAAAAGTTGAACCCCCCACCACTATTCATTTTTAATGTCAAACCCAAAGTAACTGAAATCTTACTCATTTAAGTTTTCCTTTCTAAATATCATCTAAATCATCACCAGCATTACCCAAGCTAGTAAGAGGATCATCATTGTCACTAGTTGAGTCGTCAACTTTAGGTAAAGTTTCTTCCTCTGAAACCGCACTAGACATGTTCTCCATAGCCTTGCTATGAGCACCCTTATCTTCAGTTGTAAAAGGCGGAATATCTATACCATCAATCAGCGATGCTGCGATTCTATCCAACCTTGGCAAATCTTTGATAACATCAGTTACCCTCTCTTTGCCTAGCTTCGGAACCTCAATATCACTTGGCAGAAATTGATAGGTAATAAAGCCAGCATCACCTTGAGGACGATGTTTGTGGTACTCATAGACCTTTGTTGTGATGTCGCCATATCGTTCCGCAAAAGCAGTCAAGCTATCACGTGTGGGAGCAGCCATCTTAATAAATCGAGGAGACATAATAGCCTCTCTAAAATAGATCTTGCTCCCAAATTGAGTCTTCTCCCAAGCGTCTACCTCGCCTCGCTCTCGCCTCGCAGCAGCCCACGGCTCGTTATACAAGGGACTTGACTCATTAATCACAGGATTCTGTGACTGATGGTAGGTATAGTAATGTAGTGCCCAGTACACATACCTAAATTTACAATCACTGCTCCGTACATCTGTAGGTGGTTGATTGCCCTGATAACAAGCAGGAGAAGCACCACCACCCTGTCTGCACTTACAAGTAGCCTCTTCTACCAACCTCGTACCATCAGGATTGACATTCAGGCTTGCACAGTAAATGTAATCAGTGAATCGCTTACCACTGACTGACCTACCATCAGCATAGTAATACGCACTCCGATCAGGCATAGTATTCTCAGGAGTATCAATACCCTGCTTAGGCTGAAAAGGAGATATGAATCGCAAAACTGCGAACTCCCCTATATCACGTACTCTAAGCTCAGATCTCCATAATTGATTCTGTCCTTCGCCACCCCCACCCCTACTAAACGAACCCGAATTTTCAGTCCACTGTGTTGGCATTGCTCAACTCCTAATTAAGTAGTGTAGATCCCTATTTATCGCCTGTAATTGGAACGGAGAATAACTTTTTAAGGTCGAAAAATCATTTGCCTCTCCAAAATCTTTTGCAATTCCTGGTGCAACCGTGAATTCAACCCATATTCCAAATTTCTTCATCAACTTCTTAGCATTTGCTTCAGCAATCCGCACACCACTATCATCTTTATCAACAACTAGAATGATACTAGTACCTAGTTCACCTATAAGTCTGCATTGATTGTCCGATATTAGGCCACCTAAGGTACAAATTGTATTTTTTAATCCCATTTGATGTGCTTTAAGAGCGTCAAATGGACCCTCACAAACATATACAGCCCCAAAGTCTGACTTAAAATGATCGAAAGGATAAATAATTTGATCACGTTGTAAATTTTTACTATTCAAATATTTTGGATTACTAGAAATATTACGTCTGACATAACCAATATATTCATGCTTTATGTAGATTGGCATAACAATAGAGTCGTCCATTCCATGATAACGAATGCCAAACTCTCTAACCGTATCTTCAGTAATTCCACGACTTCTCAAGTAGTCATTCTCAGAAGCCATTGGCAACTCATTCACGTCATATCCATTACCAATCAACTTATCATCGGGAGAGTCTATTTCAATTCTAAGTAAATCCCCTTGACCAGCAAACATAGCTATATAACGCTGGCTTAAACTGCCACTATTGTCCAACTTCCTAAAAAATCCCTGCAATCCACCAGAACCTTTAGTACAGCCACCAAAACAATGCCACATTCCCTTTGTATGATTAATAGCAAGCGATGCATTTTGATCGTCATGCCAGGGGCAGTAACATGCAATCTCTTCGCCAGATTGTCTGGCGACTCTAATACCAGCTATATTTGTTAGAAATTCTCTAATTTCCATTATTAACCCTGGAAGCAATCGCCATAACCAACGAAACAACAGATATAGTTACCACTGAAAACGTGAAAGCTCCTAAAGATAGACCTAATATCGTATTTACACCCATTAATTCAGTAGAACCCCAATAAATTAACCCAACAATAGAGGCATAAAGACTACCACTCAAAATTATCAACACTATCCGCAGGTACATCAGAAGGGGTTGCCCCAATATCGCCAATATCAGGGTTAAAGGTAATCGTAGCAGCCTCAGAAAAGCTTGGGCCACTACGGGCAAGTGGGACAACAACCTTCCGCCATGGATCGTCGTTCGATCTAGCCCCCATAACCACGAGAAAATCAACCATTCTCGCAAAGTCGTACCCATACGCCACCGACCAATATGGCGGAGGCTCTCCATCAGAGTTAGTTTGTGCAAGTTTAGCCCCTTCTTTATTAGATTGATTTGTTGCATAAATCAAACAATCATATTTAACAGCAATACCTTTTAACGCCACCATAATGCCCTTCAAATCTTCCCAACTACTACGATAAGCCTCATCATCCCTCATGCAATAAACACCGTCAATAATCAACACATCAGGCTTTTCTTGAGCAACCATAGTCTCTACTTCAGATGGACTTGGACGTAAAGACACAAGAGCATCATACTGAACCCATTTATCAGTCTTATCTGAAGCAATACTATCTAAGTAGCTCTTATATTCGATCTCAACAGAAGAAAGACCCTGTTGCAGTGCTTTATAGCTCAAGTCATATCCAAATTGACGACCTAAAACGACATCACTCCTCATACTCAACTCTGCACCAGATAACTCAGGGGATAAAATCAGCACTTTATGACCTTGTTGAAATGCCTCAGCAGCCGCTCTCAAAGCAAGCCAAGACTTTCCTGCCTTGGTATCCCCCATTACCCCAATCAACTGCTTTTTCTGTAACCAAATAGGAAACTCATCGATAGGGGCGATACCACATTTAATTCGCATAGTTGTCATTTGATCTTTCCTACTTTGATATTCAAGCCATCGACGTTCTGTTGTCCTTTCCAAAGAAGCTCTATGCGACGTATCAGGCTTGACGATTCTTTCTAAAGTTCGTGCTAATAACATGGCCCCATCATTTGGGGAATCATTTAACATAGTTGAAGAAGAGGTTATTGCCATGAGAATTTGCTGACGTTTAGAGATGCTGGAGTACTGTTTAGCCACATACTCAAAATCATCGGCAGGAGTAGGACCAAAATCAGGGAATGTGGAAGAAATTAAACTGATAGAAGGAGCGTTGCCCTGCTCAGTAATATATTCAAAAATAAACTGGGCTTCATCTGGAAAATAATAAAAATTCGATGAGGAAATATCATAGTTCTGCTGCAACGCATACAAATGGGAGGGGGTCTGAATCGAGGAGAGTAGGAGTCGCTCAGCCTTCGAAGGCTCCATAGTGGGCATTCTGGTGCATCCTTTTATTTTTGTTGCGGTAGAGAAAAATCATTACCGCTTTGTTAGCACTTTTTGTACTTACTTTATGTACTATACCACGAGTAAAAAGCTATGTCAAGCCCTCACCTTCCTTGACCGATTTAATCTTATGGAGTCCGCTGCATCCTTGTATATACGAGATTTTTCGTCAAGCTGAAGCTCTAGTAATTTTGCTTCATATGCCATTTGCCATAACTCATCATTATCGATTCCAACACGACGATTAGCTGACCGTTTAGCAGTCTGTTCCATGGTAGGCTCTGGTCTCCTACCACGCCTTAATAAATCAGCCCTCTGTCTAAAAGTTCTAGCCATCTAAATACATACCTATTGCGTAGTAAAGTGATCCGCAGAATATCGTTGATCTCTGGAAGAGTTAAACACAACCAGGTACATCACAGGCACATCTGCCGCATCACTTGCTACCAAACCAGCACTTCCATCAGCTTTATATAGAGATATATTAAACCCTCTATACCTTATAGCTGACCCCGACTCATCATTTGTCTGCCATGACCTGACACTGGCAGTAAGTTTTTGAAAACCAGCAGTGGGAACAGGGTTATCAGTCTCAGCAACCGTCTCAACTACTTGCAGAAACACCATGGGCTTATCTATTAGATCAGGAAGAATATTATGTACTTCCTTTGTAGCAGTATCAGGGTTATTAACATTGGAATTGTCATCAAACACAATCATCCCACTCGCACCCACAAAAACCTCATGGTGATGTTGAATAGGGAACGTCGAACCATCAGCAGCAAGAACTTCT